CTTACTATACAATCTTGATTACGCAAAAAACGAGAGATTTCGGTTCAATACATTCGGCATTCCATGACCAAACATCACCATATAGATAAGTACAAATGCCGCAATCACAATCGACCGATCCTCAGCAACTAAAGCTGACTGATTGAATATGTATCGCATCATCATATAAATGACGATACCAATCATTGCTGAATGTGCCAACATAATAGATCCGCGTTCATACACCATTTTACGATTACGAATACGAGTACGATTGTTACTAAAAATGCTGTATTATATTATCAGGCTAGATTATAATTCCTTTTATGAGGTTACTTTCGCCCAAGCGACCGAACCATCTGTCCAAATATACCGCCCCACAAGCTTTTCATCACCATTAACGCACTCGACATAACAAACATTAACGTTGCGAAAATTCCCGCCAATTTATTTACTAAATCTCTCATCGCGATAATAATACGTTGAAATCCAATAAGAATATTCGAGAATACACCGAAAATGTTTTTCACGACGAATAGAATCTTGTCGCGCAGCTTCCCGATGAACCCGCGAATATTTTCCGTATCTTTCACGATTTTCGTAGCGACACTTCCAACCAACGAAATCACGTGATTCAGCGGCATCATAAGATATTCCATATAACTGCTTTGTGTTGTCTGAATACACTGCATGAAGTTATCTCCCACATCATGACCGAACAATTTGGCGAATGGCATCACCGCTGGACTACATCGATATAATGGCCAGTTGTCTTTTACTTTTTTCATACCTATCGCTAAAATATTCGAAAGGTAGAGACCTAAAAATACAACAATAATTATGATTGAAAATATGATATCTGTAGATTTCATTTAATTCGACTTCGAAATAACCGACGAGGTATGTCACGTCTTCAGTTATATTACACGCATATAATATCTACGTATTGCCTGCCGTGGCCGCCGCCGCCGCCCTCCGTCGCATCTTACGAAAAGACCTTTCGCATCATCTTCTTAATATTATATGCGATCATAGATGAGATCGACTGGTTGTGGTGGTTGTGCCGACTTCCACGATGAGACATGCGAATCGTTTTTCGTTTGCCGCCGCGGCCACCGCCTTGTGTCACATAAGCGTCGTTTATACTATTGGATTGTGCTTGATTATGTAAAGCAGTAAATGACGCATTTTGCGCACCAGCACACTGAGGCCCACTCGAGCAGGTTGAACCCACTTGTGGAATCGTGATTCTCTCTCCTGCGCCACCTTTCTGCTGCTGTTGCTGCTGCTGGTACCGACGCCCCTTATATGTGCGAATAAACGACCGGTGCTTATATTCACGGCTTTTTTTGCCGCCACGATTTGTCACGCGTCGCTTGCGACGTCCACCAGATAATGTATTTACCGCATTCAACTGACTTTGTTGTGCCTTCACATTTTCCATCGTTGCTTGCGGTGTCGCGATATTCGCCGGAACTTGAATACTTGCCGCATTATAACTTGGCGCTTGCGGCGCTTCTTGAACTTTAAGTGACATATCGATTCCTGATACTGTGTCTATTTATACATATACCATGCGAATAAAATTGTCCGAATACTCGCGTTTGAAAGAAGTCTAAATACTATCTACGTAGTATATACATTATCCGCACCGACCGCACCGCCATGGACGACGAACAGCGTATTCACCTTCAAAAACTCATCGACGCAAATGGAACCGAAGATCATACCGAGGTCATCCGTCGTGTCAAGCATAGTTCGCAGATTTACACCGATGTAACAACCATGATAAAACTCAGACAAGATTATGGGCGTTTAGCCAAATCTAACCCCAAACAATTTGACGCGATTTGCGTGTCTCGCTGTGCCTTTCTCTTTAAGTTCTATACGGATTTATTCAACAAATTGAAATCGGGTGAAATCGACCTAAAACTTCTATTCCGCATGATACAAATATTACGAGAGATAGAGGACGGTAAATTAGACCAACATGAAGGGTCATTCGAAGTTGGTAAAATTTTGAAGAGTATTTATGTGGATAGTGCGCTCAAACGGTCCGAGAATTTAGACGCAGAACAGGCGAAGAAGGATAAGAAAACGGCGGCGAAAGCGGCGAAGACATCGCGACCAGCGATTCCCGAGAAGAAACTCAGTTGGGCGGAGTTTAAGGCTGCGCAGTCCGCACCGGATTCATAAATACGATATATCCGTTCAAATACGTCGCAAACGAGACCCACGCGAGATATGGGACGAGTAAATACGCTGCGAGACGGCTGACAGGATAAAATGCGCGGATATTAAGCGCGATGAATGCGAGCATTCCTAAAATAACGACGAAACTCAGATCCGGGCGTTGAAAACGAAAGAAGATTTGGGACCACGAGAGATTAAGCACCCACGCCGCGCAATAATAGAAGAAACCGACGGACCGGACGCCAGCACTTATGGTCGTTGTGGCCGAGAGGAATACGAGTCCCGACGCAATAATAAGCGCGTATAAAATCGTCCATGCGATGGGAAAGACCCAACTAGGTGGAGTGAGGGGGGATTGGTTGAGAGATTTGTACCATCGGGAATCTGTCATGTCTGTGGAAATCGATGAAACGGATGTATTCATTTATATTGTAATGTTATATTATTACAAAATATGCCAAGAAAAACGCGGCGCGTTGGTAAAAAAAAGAGGAATACAACTCACAATAAAAGAAAAGGTGTAAAAAGAACACGCAAATATGAAATTTTAAAAGGCGGATTAGGTCCTAATGACTATGCGAATATTGGTATAAACGATACATTTATATTTCAAGATGGATATGAACGTATATCTGGTGAAGTTTTTTCAAGACAAGATAAAATAAATGAATTCAAGAATTACGTATTTGGTTCAGAAGATCACGCCAAGTTATGGGAAGAAATATTAATTTTATGTCATACTAAGGAAATACCATTTTATATTTTAACAAGTGGTTCAAAAGTGGGTATAATTAGAACACTTCAATTATTAGAACTCAGCGAATATGTTACTGAAGTGTTATGTAATCGTGAAGAACCGGCCTTAAATCCACATAACGAAATAGATAGAACGCGTAATGAATTCAAAGGTAAGAATAAATATCAAATCATTGAAAAAGTTATCGATTTGAATTGTAAAAAGGACGGATATAAAGGACTATTTTTCGACAACGAACCAAGGAATGAAACAGATAAAGAATTATGTACTAATGTTGAATTTAGGTTAGCAGAAGGAAGAACACTTAACAATTGGGGTGTAAGTAATCGATTTTTGTCATTTGTATACACTTTGTCTGGTATGAGTGGGCGAGACAATCCATTTTCCGGTATTACTAACAAATTATATAATACTAGACGCACTAACCTTGTAGAGTTGGCCATATTACAGACTGTACATAATAATATTAATGATGGAACTATAAATGTTTTCATCTCAGATTTTGATGGAACGATGTCCCCTTGGTGTGGTGCTTTACAGTTTCATGATCAAGAATTCACAGAAAAATTTAGCTTGAATTTCGGTGTTAAACATGTTAAGTAACCCTTTAGGATTTACAACGCGGATCTTTATGAGGGGTGTTTTTTGTCTATCTGTTATTTTACAAAAAAAAAGCATAAAGCATAAAATAATTATATTATTACCGTAGATAAAACAAGCATAAAATTGAATGCGTATGTTGTATATGATTTACAACATACACTCCCAACTACTCGATGCCGCCCAAGTTTAAAATAAAGCCACCGTATCATCAACGCACCACCCCTTCATCTAGTGCTGTCGCCGCTGCTCGACCCGCTTCCGCCGCCGCCGCCGCTGCTGCTACTCCTCGCTCCCGTGGCACCGGTCGCACCCTCGTCATCGTCGAATCCCCCGCCAAGTGCCAGAAAATCGAGTCCTACCTCGGCAAAGATAAATACATGTGTCTCGCCAGTTTCGGGCATATCCGAGAGATTGCCGACGGTCTTAAATCCATCGCAGTCGATCACGAATTCGCCATCAAGTTCGCAATCATGTCATCAAAGTACGCCCAAGTCGCAAAACTCCGCGCAGCCATCGCCGACGCAGCCGAGGTCATCCTCGCCACTGACGACGACCGTGAAGGCGAAGCTATCGCGTGGCACCTCTGCCAAGTCTTCAATCTCTCGGTAACTACAACCAAAAGGATTATATTCCATGAAATAACAGAACCCGCGCTCAAGGCCGCTGTTGCCGCACCTCGTACCATCAATATGTCCCTGGTATTGGCTCAACAGGCACGTCAGGTGCTTGACCTCATCGTTGGTTATAAAATATCTCCAGTATTATGGACCTATGTCGCACATACAAATCTCTCGGCAGGTCGTTGTCAGACTCCTGCTTTGCGCCTCATCTATGAGAATTACAAAGAGATCGAAGCATCTAAGGCGACCATGGTTTATACTGTCTCTGGAATCTTCACAAAACTCAACCTTACATTCAATCTCTCGAGAGAAATCGAATCTACCGAAGGTTCTTCGGCTGAATCTCTCGAAACATTCATTCGTGATACAGCAGCGGCACCAGATGCGGGGTTTCGTGCGACTGTCGGCGCACCCAAGAAGGCAACAAAGACACCGCCGTCGCCTTATTCCACGAGCACGCTTCAACAAGCCGCGAGTAATGAACTTCATCTCTCGCCAAAAGACACCATGTCGGTTGCGCAGAAATTATACGAACAAGGATATATTACGTATATGAGAACAGATAGTAAGGTATATTCTGCTGAATTCGTGGCGAATGCCCGCGGTTATATTCTCAAACGATTTGGGGGGGAGCGTACTCCGACGGAGGATCTTATCGGAAATCTCTCAGGAACAAAAGGCTCAACGGGGACCGAGGCCGCCGCCGCTGCCCACGAAGCCATCCGACCCACCGATATCTCTCGAACTTTACTTCCTCAATCTTGTCATCCGAGAGAACATCGGCTCTATTCTATGATTCATCGGAATACGCTCGAGAGCTTGATGGCGGCGGCCATATGTCAAACCATCACGATGGCGATCGTTTCACCGGTCATGGTTGCGGGCGCAGTATGCGAATACCGTTACACAGCAGAACAAGTGATAAAACCGGGTTGGAAGCTTGTAGCGGGCGGGTATGACGCCGAGGCGAGAGAATACTCCTATTTTGCGTCTCTTGCCGCATCCTCCGTAAGCGCCGCATCCACCGCCCACACCATGCCATTCAAGCGTATCATGACCAAATGTTCTCTCCGAAACTCGAAATCACATTATACAGAGTCAGGTCTCGTCCAGATGCTCGAGAGAATGGGAATCGGACGTCCTTCTACATTCTCAAGTCTCATCGATAAAATCCAAGAACGCGGATATGTGAAACTCCAGGATGTCCGCGGTAAATCTCTCGAATGTCGGGAGTTCGTAATAACAAAGAAGACTGATTCGGCTGCCGCCTCAGTAGAATCAAAAACGGAAGTTCGAGAGATTGGTGGAGAATCGCGAAAACTCGTCATTCAACCTCTCGGAATCATCGTTATTGAATTCCTCCTCGCGCATTTCGCGCCCCTCTTTGAATACGAATTCACGAAGAATATGGAGAATCAGCTTGATGAAATCGCAACCGGTGGAATGATATGGCATGAACTCTGTTATAAATGTTGGTTTGATGTAACAACGCAATTACAAGAATTGAAAGAGCGTGGTGTCATCAAAGAAGAAATACAGATCGATGACCGACATTCGTATATCATGGGGAAAAACGGGCCGGTTATCAGGTGTCGGGTAGGTGGCGACGACGCCGACGCTGACGACAGCGATGCCGAGAGCGATGCCGAGAGCGATGCCGAGAGCGATGCCGACGCCGAGGCCCCTAAACCGGCAGAAAAGAAACCGAAATTCATATTTAAAAGTGTGCGACCAGACCTAGAATACGCGAAGATCCAGCGTGGGGAGTATTCTCTCGAGTATATGCTAGGTGAAGCAGACATAAATAGCGGCGGCGGAACCGTAGACAAATCATCCGCCAGGACAACAGCAGTACCAACACCCGTATCTGTCGCAGGAGGCGGCCGCATGATGGGGCAATATCAAGGCCAAGATATTATTATCAAGAGCGGAAAATATGGAGCGTATATTGTCTGGGGAAGTATGAATCTCTCGTTGAAGCCGTTGCTGGGCGGTGGTGGCGGCGGCAGAGGCGGCAAAGGCGGTGGTAAATCCGAATTCGACCTCTCGTTACAAGACGTGATTGCGTTTATACAACAATCGTCGTCGTCGTCGTCGTCTGGTGGAGCGATGGCGACTGAAACTGAGGGCACCGGCACGACCGCGCCGTATCAAGGGCAAATCATGCGCACCATCGACGAAAATACAACAATACGATATGGAAGATATGGTCCGTATATCTTTCATAAAACGGCGAAAATGACGAAACCTGCGTTCGTCGCGCTAAAAGGGTTCGCGGAAAAACATGGGAATTATATGACGTGTGATGCGGCGGTGTTACATGAATGGACCGCGGCGGATGCGGCGGCGCCGGCGAAACCGAAACCGAAGTTCGGTTTTTTCAAGAAGAAGTAATATTCCTTACTATTTACGGTGCGTAGTGCGAGATTTGCGAGCCTTGCGAGCATTGGATGAACGACGACGGCGACGACGGGTGGTGGAACGCTTCTTGGAACCAGGGTGGCCGCCTGAGGACTGTTCGGCATTTCTTTTTTTCACTGCCTTCTTCCCTCCTGCTTCTTTTTGCGGATTCTCACGCCTCTTATTATTATGTGCTTTAATTGCCTGATCCCACCTCTCCAGTTGCTGCCGCTCAAGCCTAAGTTTAGTTTCATATGCTTGAATATAAGCTTCGCACAGTATAAATTTAGGCCAGTTCGGTTCTTCATTCTCTATAAAAATAAAAGGAAGATCGTCATGTTTTCTGGCAAGAACATCTACTTCATATCGTGCTAAACCTGAATTCCATTCTACATCAGGACCGATACTTTTACATTTGTCAACATACTGTCTACAAAGGTCATATCCTTCTTTTGTAGGTTCGCTAATAGAAGAACCACTCATGACTATAATACATTTATTCAGATAAAATATTTTACTCCCACTACTGAAAATAATCCCAAACGCGCTGTATCCCCTCCTCTAATCCAACCGCACACCTGAACCCGAACAATTCCTGAGCTTTTGTAATGACAGGTCGCCGGCACATCGGGTCGTCTTGTGTTCTCGGCAAATATTTCACCGCAAATGCGCAGTTGTCATCACCTCTCGACACCTGTAACACCCGCCTAAACACCTCTACCAACTGATTCATCGTAAATTCGCACTCCGGGTTACCGATATTCACCGGGCCCACCGCGAGAACATCCGACGACGGCGCAGCCATAAACGCCACCAACCCACGCACCGTATCATCAACATAACAAAACGACCTCGTCTGCGTCCCATCCCCGTAAATCGTGATCGGCTCACTACGCTTAATCTGTCGAATAAAATTGGTAATGACCCGCCCGTCGTCCAAGTCCATCCGCGGGCCATACGTATTAAACAACCGCGCGATCTTCAAATCTAATTCAGGAAATCGTTTCTGGTATTCATAGATCAGCGTCTCCGCAACGCGCTTCCCCTCGTCATAACATGACCGCTCACCCACCGTATTTACATTTCCGTAATAGGTCTCGGGCTGTGGATGGACCAACGGGTCGCCATATACCTCACTCGTAGAAGTAAAGAGCATTTTACATTTGTATAATACACAGTAGTCCAACACACGCTGAGTCCCGTTAATCGACGTGAGCAACGTCTCCATCGAGTATTTTTTGTATTTTTCAGGCGATGCGATAGAAGCAAGATGATAGATTTCATCCACATGTTCGCCAAACAAGGCGGGGCAAACAGGCTTCGTGATATCATAGTCTACGAACCTAAAACGCGAACTCGAGAGAATTTGTAGAAGGTTGTCCAAGTTGCCGGTGATGAGATTATCGACACAAATAACGTGATTATCTCGGCTTTCAGCAAGAAGATGCTTACAGAGGTTTGAGCCAATAAATCCAGCGCCGCCAGTTACAACGATGGTTTTCTTCATTACGTCGCGGTCGTCGTATATTTACATAATGTAATTATTATCTAAATAGTGTATAACCGATATCCGCGTATTACAATAAAAATAATGGAAAGTATCGCAGGACCGAATGACTTAGTCCCGTCATTCAAAATATTCTCGATGTTAATCATCATTACGATTATCATCAAAATGATTTTTCAGTACAGCTATAATGAAAATGCGGCTCCATCATTTAGCGATGTAAATAGTTTGACCGATATTTCACTTATCAAAGACGAACTAAAAAAAAAGGATTCATCCAATCTAAAAAAAGAGGTGACGGTATATTTCAAGTCGTATATTTTCTACTACCTCACACTACTATGGACCGTTTGCCTCATGATTACCATCGTAAGCATCACCATAAATAAATACAATCCAGACAAACCTGGATGTATGATGCGCATGAGCTTGCTCAACGTTGTTCCTATCACGCTATTCATGGCTCTACTTGGATGGATTATTTACCAAAACACCATATATTATAAAAAAATCAATTCTGGATATATTGCTGAAACGTATGTGACATTTGATATCGCGGTGAATATCCTACTACTGATTCAAGCGGGTGTCATGTATGCGTATATCAATCAACAGATGCTTTGTTCGTCGGAGATGGGGCAGTATAGCGAAGCGATGTCGAAATACGGGCCTTATATTGCCGGGTTCATCGCACTTCTTGCGGGAGGTTGTATGGCGCTTAACGAAATCATATTGCGGTTTTTTACAACGGATGGGTAATATCCGCCCACACACCCACCCCTCCACCCACACAAATCCACCACCACCTATCGCCCCGCAATCCCGCACACCCCCCTCCACCCACACACCCACACACCC